GTACTGGTGGTGGCGTAATTCTAGGAATTTTAGACCAAGAATTAGTTATTGCCTCAGTCAACATTTTAAACGGTTTTAAGAATAATCCACTAATTACAAACCCCGCAATTGCAGAAGTCAATTTAAAACACGATTTTATAACACTTGTAATACCAGATTTAATTATATAAAATATTCCTGTTGCTCCAACTAAAATTTTAAAGACTTTTAAAATACCAGAACCAATTTCTTTTAATTTTTCAATATTACCTTCAGAATATGCCTTAAAAGCATCTACTAGTTGAAGAGTTATCCAACCAAATAATAACTGTTTAATTGCATCACCAATACTACCGAAAGTTTTTGCTATCGTTTTTGATACAGCTTTAACTGGAGCTAATAATGCCTGTTGTATTTTATTTTCAATAGTTTGTTCGCCTTCAGTTCTAATTTTTCTTTCTGAAAGTATTTTATTATATTTTAAGTCGGCATATGCAGACCGCTCATCAAGTCTGGTATCAGAAGATACTGCATTTGCTATAGAAGCAATACCATTTCTAATATTTTTTATTTCTGATGATATTAAATATAAATTTGAAGAAACTGAATTGAGCATTGAATTATTATTCTGCATCAATTCTGTATTCCGTTCTATATCAATCCTAGATAAAGAACTTGAACCAATATCACCACCGCGACCAAAAACTGATCCAGATTGAACTTGGACTAATCCTCCCCGAAGTGATTTGGATAGTGGTGAAGAAATTACTGCCATTTAATTATTTTTTGTTTTTTAAATTTTCTTCTTCGATATATTGTTGAAGAAGAAATATATATATTTCCCTTTCCCAAGGTATCATATTTTCAAGTTCTGTTAAACTATATTTATGATGTTGCATTAATGCAAAATTGGTTTTGTAGTATGACTCAAGATTTTCATGAGCCATACTTATGCGAAAAAAGAAGATAACCCCTCTAAAACAACTTCACTTTCTATATTTGTGTTGGGATTTTTAACTTTAATCGTATAAGATAGTTTGGGCATAGATTCAAAAAATTTTTCAACATCTTTAAACTGCTTTGATGTTAGAGATTCTATAAATTCTTTAAGTTCTTTGGATGTACATTCAGTTGCAGACCAAGATTCTTCCTCATTAAAAACTTGTTCTATACAATCACAAATAAGATCAAAAGTATCTTCAATACTAATCGAAACATTTGAATCAAAATTAGATTTTATAAATTCGTTTAAAGAAGGATATCTCATTCTAAGAGATAACTTTTCATCAAGTTTAATGTCTCTCGTGTGATTTGGATCAATAAAAACTTTAATTTCGTCAAGAGCGATGCTTTTCGGAACTTTAGTAGTTTCATCATCAGGACAAGTGATTAAAACATCAACGTTTTCTCCAACAGATTTTCCTCTAACATTTAAAAAGAGATACTCAATGTCAAAAGTTGATAGATTTTCAACTTTAATACCTTTGGTTTTAATACAATTTGATAAAACTTCTTTAACTGCATTTGCAATTTGTTTAGTGTCTTCAGATTCCATAGCAATAATAAGAACCTTCTCCTCCTTGACTAGAAAAGGTCGATATTTAATTGCTTGTTTTGTTGATGGTATTTCCAAATCATAAGTTGGTGTGGAAATAATAGGAAGTGGCATTTTTTTAAATTCAAATCATGTAATTTTATTTATTAGACAATTTAATATTTCTCCAAAATTAGATGAAGAAACCAGTAGAGTTCTTGGTATTGTCCGAAGATTCTCCTTTATTTAATATTCCTCCAAGATTAGATAAAGAATCTTTAGAAAATACATCAGTATTAAAATTTTTATAAATTTTAACAATTTCATCTTCATTGAGATTAATAATATTCACACTATTTGGACCGGTTCCCTTTGAATCATTTGTAGAACCTTCGAGATTATTATAAATTTTTCTAGATTGCGAAAGACTAGAAATTTTTCCAGGAATATATCTATCATACTCAAATGTCACCCCCAAAGTCATTATTGAACTACTCTCATATGAAACGGAAATGGAATTCATACTTTTCGGAAATAATCCCAAAAAATTATATTCTATCTCTTTATTATAATTTCTTTCAAATTTAACAATTTTAGTTGAATTTGACTTATAAAAAATTGGATATTGATATCGAGTAATATAATTTGAATTTATTATAGATATTTCTGGTTTTTTTTCTGAAGGTTTAACTAATGATTGGTTATGAGATCCGCTTGCAATAAATTCCATCCAATGTTCAAAAAATTTGATTGTTTTATAATCACTATCTACATATATCTCCATATTCATTTCTGTGAATTGGCGATTATGAGCAAATTTTTTGGTGATCCCAAGATGATCATATGATTCTATTGTAGCGAAAGCGGTTGTCGGAAGAATAGCATCTCTAACTAATAAACCAGCAGATTCTGCAACAAATTTAACATCAACTCCACGAGATTTTAAATATTTTGAAAGTTCAATGTTATGAGAAATTCCAAATTCAACTAAAAAGTGAGAAGTCTGCGCCAAATTTGTAAATAGTGGTTTAAAATTTGATATTTTATTAGGTTTAACCACTATAAATACCTATTATGAGCGTTTTAGTATAGTTATTTAGATATCATATAAGGAAAAATCAATCATTATAAAAAGTCATAGAGAGTCAAAAAATATGAGTAAGAAATTTCTCCAGGGAAAATATACTCCTAAAAACCCACAAAAATATATTGGAAATCCTACTAATATAATTTATAGATCTAGTTGGGAAAGAAAATTTTTAGTTTATTGTGACACTAATGAAAATATTCTAGAATATGCCAGTGAAGAACTTGCAATTCCATATCGTTCTCCAGTGGACGGAAAGGTTCATAGATATTTTCCTGATTTTTATATTAAAGTAAAAGCAAGTGATAGTAAAATTAATAAATATATTATTGAAATTAAACCATATAAACAAACTATGCCACCAAAAAAACCCAAAAGACAAACAAAGGGATATATATATGAGGTTTATGAGTATGCAAAAAATCAATCAAAATGGGAAGCTGCAAAAGAATATTGCAAAGATCGAGGATTTTCATTTAAGGTTTTAACAGAAAAAGAATTATTCAATTACAAATAATGGCAAAAAAAGTAAGTAAAATCCCAAAAGGACAAATAAAACCGTTTTTAGTAAGTCAAAAAGAAAAACTTGAAACACAAAGAAAAGAAAAAGAAGAACTTGCTTCAAAAAAATTAAATCGAATTGAAAGAATGCAAAGAGAAATTTCACAGGCAACAGATAGTCCTGATAAATTGATGCAAATTATTCAAAGCATTTTTGATGATATTGAAACATATCCAAGACCAGGAAACATATACACCTTTGTTTATACACCAAAAACACCAGAAATTCTTTATGATCAACACCCACTATCGATAATTGATTCAATTACTTTATCCGGATTTAGGGGATATAATGTTCATTGGTCGGAGTTCCGAAATTATGTTTGGGAAGGAGTTGGAAGTTCATTTCATAAAATAAAAAAAGGAGATGAATTTAATTACCTTCGCGATATTCCATATAAAAAAATATTATCAACACGTTTCGGATAATTAAAAAATTTAAGAGATATTAATTTTGCAAATTTAAGAATAAATAATTAAAAAAATATCTAAATGGCAAAATTAAATAAATATCAGATTTTTCGATATCCTAATGAAAGAATTGAAGATTATAATGATTATTTACAAATCAATGTTATTAATTATACTCCACCAGGATTTGGTTCTAGATCAGGATTTCGGATTAGATCATCGGAGGATACAAATTCTGGTATAAAAAAACCAGTATGTTCCATAATATTACCAATTCCAACTAATATTTCCGATTCAACTAGTGTTGAATGGGGTTCGAGTTCAATTAATTCTATCGCAGCAGCAGCAGGTGGTGGTGCTGCTGATGCATTGAAAAGTGGTAAAAATGTGATAGAAAACTTGATAAACAGTGCAGTGAAGGGTTCTCAATCACTATTAGGCACTGCTGGAAATTCCACCGAAGCATTGTCAGCGGGGTTTGCTGCAAACTCTATTAATTCTCTACTTGGCCAGGAAAGTATTGATCCATTTGATGCAATAAATCGACAAACTGGATCTATTTTAAATCAAAATCAAGAGCTTCTCTTTCGCGGTGTCACTTTAAGATCTCACCAGTTTTCTTGGAATTTTACCCCAAGATTTCAAGAAGAAGCATCAGAAGTAAAAAATATTATTAGAATATTTAAATCATCAATGTCTGCTAAAAAAACAAAAGTAATTGCCGATTCTGGAGCAGGAATCTTTATTCAATCTCCTGATGTATTTGAATTGGCATATTTTAGTGGAAAAAGAAAACATCCTTTTCTAAATGTTTTTAAAACTTGTGCATTAGGGGCAATATCTGTTAATTATAGCGCAACAGGAAACTATGCTACTTATGCAGATGGAACTCCCATTCAAATTACAATGGGGTTATCTTTTCAAGAACTAACTCCAATTTATGCAGAAGATTATGAAACATCTAATGGTTTAAACGGAGTAGGTTACTGATATGTCATACTTTAGAGAGATTCCAGATTTAGATTATCAATCACCATTAACAGATAGAATATCATCAACGCAATTTGTCCGCATAAAAAATATTTTTAGACGTGTCAAAATTCGAGATGATCTAGAAACTTCGTTTATTCTTTTTAATAAGTACATTATATTAGAAAATTCAAGACCAGACACAATTGCTGAAGAATTATATGGTCAATCAGATCTTGATTGGATTATTTTAACAGTTGCCGAAATTACAAACGTTAGAGATCAATGGCCCCTGAATAGTAAAGATCTTTATAGATTTTGTGATAGCAAGTATGGAAATAATATTAATGATATTCGTTTTTATGAAACAACAGAGGTCAGAGATTCAAAAAATCGTTTAATTTTACCGGCAGAAAAAGTGGTTGATGCCTCATTTACAATTACCAATCCCTTTTTTCCAACCCAGAATTTAAATCCAGTGGTCGGAATTACAAATTATGAACATGAAACTCGTCTAAATGAACAAAAACGAAAAATAAATGTTCTTAAACCAATATATTTACAACAAGTTTTAAATGACGTAAGAGATATTGCATATTACACAAAATCCTCCCAATATGTTAATAATACTCTAATTCGAACAGAAAATACCAGAAATAAAATGTTATAGTAAAAAGGAGGAGAGAATCTCCTCCTTTCTCAAAATTTAAACAACTTCTATTTAGTCTTCAGCAAGTTTTGCAAAATATTTAAGAGTATCAGAGTCTTCATCTTCATCATCATCAACCGCCACGGAGCGAGTTGGTTTTAGGTTCTTGAGCTCACCTCTTAAATCTTCTGTTAAGGAAGAAACAGAACCACGATAAT